CAGGAAAGCTGCCGCGACAATTCTCGCGAAAAACCCAAACTTCTACCGTGAAATCGGCAGAAAGGGTGGATCGAGATCAAGAGGCAGCAAAACAGGCTTTGCGCTCAATCGGGAGGCAGCTCGGATTTGCGGCCGAATCAGCAAACGCCGACCTAAACAAGACACTGAGCTGGCTGAATTTGAAAAAACCGCACCGTACGGCAGATGTAGTATGTGCAATTTGGCACTCATTCAATCTGACGTAGAGCGAAAAGACTATCCAGACATGCACGAAAACTGTATGTATGAGAGGTTTGGAGATTGACAAATGGTAAGATCTACAATTCCGCACGTGGTCTGGATTGGCAAGCAGGCGTATAGATTGGTCAATGCCGACATTGACGGTAGACGATTCAATCTTCGATACGAGAGCATACCTGAACTAGGCAAAGTCGAGTTTGAGTTTAGTATTGGATTTGAAACATTTTATTCACCCAGCGACAAAGATGTTGAGGAAGAGTTTACCAAACGTCTTGAGTTACTTGGCGGCACGATCGAGAGGCCAAATGACTAAAAAAGCACTTCGCAAGAAACAGCGCCGCAAGCGCAAGAAACTGGAGGCTGCGTAATGTCTCTAATGAATTGCACTTTCACCGTTCGTTGGAGCGACGACAAAAACAAGCCGCACGCGAAAACCTACGCTACCGAAGCCGACGCTAAGCGCGCCAAGAAATGGCTGCTGGAGCACGGCGTTCGGAGCATAGATATCGCGGTCAAGATAAATAATAAGCCAGCCGGCAGCCTACAGGACAGCGAAAAGCGACCTGAGGTTGCGGCTGAACAGAAAGGATTTTGGTGGGAAAAATGATCGACGACAACCAATTCGACATATTCCAGTGGGCAAACTGGGCTGATGCACATAAGAAAGACCTGCTCATTGACCTGTTCATTTTCAATAAAAACTTTACGCCATACGTGTTACCACTGAAAACATCGACAATAGAAGACCAAATGCGATCACTATTTCTTTACGACATGATCAATTTTGTGGAGACTGGAGCAGCTGTCGGACTGTCTATCAGGGACTACGCGACAAACGATCAAATGGAAAATGTTTTACTATACAGCGAGCTTGAGAGCATTCAGCGTGCCGACACGCTCATCTATCTTCTTGGCGACGACAATATTACTGAGTTCAACGAGAAAGAACACGAGATGAAGCGTATGCACGGTATTGTAGCGCGGTTTAGCGACCCAAAAGATCCAGACAAGACCTTTTACATTGCCAAACAGCTGCAGCGGTCGCAGATGTTGAGCGGGAGTCTCACGTGGCAAGTTAGCGGCAGTGACTTTGGCGAGCTTAAGGCTGATGCGGCATTCAAAATACCAGCCGATAACCAAGTGCTAATCGCTGGCGGTAAAGTATTTGCGTTTAATCCAAAGAAGTTCGTCAACCTGTTCAAGCAAGATCCATCAAGCGACGCTGCAACAAAGCAAGTCATTGATCTTTTGATGAAAAAGTTTGCACTGAACTTGCCTGAGGGATTGTCATTCGCAGAGTTGGCTGACCGCAACAAATCATTGACCGCCATGTTGATGAAGTTGGACGTTGAGCATTTGCCTTGTAAAGAGAGGGTTGTCGATTACGCCGAGGAAATGGATTTGGCGCTTATGTCAGACAATAACGACGGCATTATTATCATGGATAATCGTGACGCAATGATGTTCGTCAACATCCTGGCTGATAACTACGTCGACAGCAATCTGACTGATTCACGCTACCTCGTGACTGGCAAGAAGCGTATTGATAGCGATTCGCAGATGAACATTAATATATAAACGCCATTAACCAATGACCTACCACACGTCAAAAAACTGGGCGAACATTAACAATTCAACCGCACAACTGGACAGATGATGGCGATGACACGCCACTAGCGGTCGGAGACCCCGAACTACGAGAACAGATGTGTCGAAAACGTAGATAGACACATTTGGGAGCGCGGTGGCGACTCCTTGCTATCGTCTGTTCAACTGGTAGCACCAACGCACCTTTAATTGTTACTTAGGGAAAAAATTGTATACCTATTTATAGCTATTCTAAACAACTATATTTTGGTGCTATCAACTGGCAACATCAATTAAATTAACAAAACATGTTAATGCTATACATCTGGTGTTGTCAACTGGCTATATGAGTGGCTCGAAAGCGATACCCTCAGTTTGGCGTTGCAACCTCACTGAGACCGCAACTAGAGCTAGAAAGTAACTGACCGACTTGCAACTCGGTCAGTGAAGATGTGACTATTACGATGGTCTGCTGGGGTATTCCGCGTAGATGCATAGACGTGGTCAAGCCGAGCATGTCTCGTCAAATCATCACCTTATATAGCCATCCAGTTATGCGGTTGAATTAAACTACACGATTTCGTGTAAATAAGGAAAATTATGACCAAACCACATTTTAGCTCGCTAAGAATGGACTGGCGGACACCAAGGGCAGTTTATCAAGTGCTTGATTCAGAGTTTCAGTTTGACCATGACCCATGTCCTGCTGGCTGGGATGGCAAGATTGATGGGCTGACCAGCGATTGGGGCAAATCAAACTACGTCAACCCCCCCTACGGGCGAGAATTACCAAAATGGATTGAAAAAGGCTACCGGGAGTGGCGGAAAGGCAAAACAGTTGTATTTCTGATACCAAGTAGAACCGACACACGCTGGTGGCACGACTACTGTATGAAATCAACTGAAATTCGCTACATAAGAGGCAGGCTTAAATTTGACGACCAACCAAATCCGGCGCCGTTTCCGAGTGCGATAGTGATTTTCAAGGGGAATGTCAACTAAAACACCATTTTACTTTACTTTCAATTTTCAAAGTAAAGTAAAACGTTAATTTTGTGGACATAGAAAAGGAGATGTCAATGATTTACGAGGTAGAAGTTATGCAAACAGTTAGAGGAACTATCTTTGTTGAAGCTGATGACTATCAAGAAGCAGAAGAGGCTGCTAATAAATATATCCAAGAGGAGCCAAATGTCGCAACCATCAATTTTGACGAGATTTGGGATTATAATGTCGGGGGCTCGTTAGAAGCGTCAGCTGATGAGGTTGGTGATGCAGAGGTTATCAAGGCGGAGGATGTGCTATGACAAAACTAAAATTGCCAAGCGACCCTCGCTCGCTATCATGTAATGATGGACACGATTTGTGTTATTGCGCTGGCCGTCCAGAGTGCCACAACTGCGGCCAGCCGCTATGGGACGACTACGTTAAAGAGCCGCTAGACCACAGCGACTACAATTACAACCACGCAGCATGCTGTGACCTGGTTTTAAGCCATTTTACCTACGACGATTGGGAAATAGGCGACGACGACAAGTTGCGGATGCACGATTATGTTTTGATTATCTATCCAGATACGGAGACTGGCAACAAAATTAACATCGTCTGCCAGATTGTAGAGATGTGTGGCGTGGGACTACCGGCGCTTAGAGAATTAGAGACTGGCGATAGGACAAGCATCATGGGGACATATATTACAAATTGTCGCCTTGTGCGAATTAAGAAGCCGGAGGAGAAACAATCATGACCATAATAATCGCGGTAATTTTCGCAATCGTAATACTGACAGCCCTAATCGTGCCAGCAATCGAGGATGAGGTTGAGTATCGAGAGTGGCTAGATGAATCGAAAAATAGGAGGAAATAATGGGCAAAATCGAACTTAAAGAGTCGGCGTTTCGGCAGTCTTTTGACGGGCTTGCTGTCGGCGACAATCCTGACAGATATAGGATTGGCACTGTTATCGCCGGCGGAATGACTGAAGAGCGACATACTACATATTTATTTGGCCTCTTTGTAATACCTAGAACTCGAAAGGTCACCAAGGTGCTGGTTGAAATGAAAGATGGCGAGAACACCGAACGCTTTTTGAGGAAGCCGAGTGAGTGTTTCAAGGTAGTTGGCGGAGGAAGTAGCAATGCCTAACCTCGCAAACATAGATAATCCAACCGAGGATCAAGAGCAAGAAGCATTTGTACAGTGGCTACGCCTGAAAGGTTATCCACATTTCCGCGTGCCGAACGAAACCTACACCAAGTCGTTCAAGCAAAAAGCCAAGAACAAAGCGCTGGGTGTGAGTTCGGGCGTCCCAGACCTTTTTATTGCGGTGCCATTTCCGCCGCCACATCTAATCATCGCCCATAAAGACCGTGACGATGAGGTTCGGAACAAAACCCTCGTCGCCATCGAGATGAAACGTAAGAAAGGAGGTGTAACATCAGCAAATCAGAAGAAGTGGATTAAAACACTCAATGAAGCCGGCGTTCAGACTGTTGTATGTAAGGGTTGTGATGCAGCGATTGAGTTTATTGAGTCAATAACTAAATAGGAGACTAAAATGTCTAAAGTCAAAATTGAAATTAAATCATGGTCCAGCGGAGATATATTGTTTGAGTACGAATCAGACAACGCCACGATGAAAAAAGCAGTTGAAGCAGCTGTTGACGATAACGCTGACCTGAGGGACGCTGACCTGAGTGGCGCT